CGGTGGTGATATGGCAAAGACCAAAGCAGAACGCTTAGCAGACATCCACGCTGAAGCCCTCAAAGACTTCGACAACATTCAAACCGCAATGCGTGACGAGCGCATCCAGTGCCTCGAGGATAGACGCTTTTACTCTATCGCCGGCGCCCAGTGGGAAGGGCCGCTTGAAGAGCAGTTCGAGAACAAGCCGCGCTTCGAAGTAAACAAGATCGCGCTAAGTGTCATGCGAATCATTAACGAGTACCGCAACAATCGCATCACAGTGGACTTTGTGCCCAAGGATGGATCAACGGACATCGAACTTGCATCGACCTGTGACGCGCTTTACAGAGCCTCTGAGCAGGATTCTGGGGCAGATGAAGCCTACGACAATGCTTTCGAGGAAGCTGTCGGGGGTGGGTTCGGTGCTTGGCGCTTACGTAATGTTTACGTAGACGAAGAGGACGATGAGAACGATGAGCAGAAGATTGTCTTTGAGCCGATCTATGACGCCGACTCAAGTGTGTTCTTCGACCTAGACGCCAAGAGACAAGACAAGGGCGATGCTACTCGCTGCTTTGTTATCACCTCGATGACTCGAGAGTCGTACAAGGTTAAGTATGACGATGACCCAACAAACTGGCCGAAGTCTATCCACGACCATGAGTTTGACTGGGCTACTCCAGACGTTGTTTACGTTGCTGAGTATTACCGGGTAGAAGAAGTACGCGAAACGGTACGTATATTCCAAGACCTCGCAGGCGAAGAGACTCGCTACACTCGGGCAGACTTTGAGGCCGATGAAAGCCTAGAGGCTACCCTGCTGGCTACTGGATCAATCGAGATCGGTCAGAAGCGTGTCATGCGTAAGAAGGTCCACAAGTACACACTCTCTGGCGGCAAAGTATTAGAGGATCACGGAATCATCGCTGGTAAGCATATCCCGGTCATTCCTGTGTACGGCAAGCGCTGGTTCATCGATAACATTGAGCGCTGCATGGGTCACGTCAGACTGGCGAAAGACGCTCAGAGACTGAAGAACATGCAGTTGTCTAAGCTGGCAGAAATCTCTGCGCTATCGAGCATTGAGAAGCCAATCATGACACCGGAGCAGGTAGCCGGACACCAGATGATGTGGGCCGAGGACAACCTCAAAGACTATCCGTATCTTTTAATCAACCCGGTAACAGATCAGAACGGCAACGAGCAGGCAGTCGGTCCGGTTGGATACACTCGATCTGCTGCTGTGCCACCGGCAATGGCAGGGCTACTACAGCTCACTGAAGTTGATATGAGAGACATCTTGGGCAACCAAGAGGCTGGTGAGGACATGCAACCGAACATGTCTGGTAAGGCCGTAGAGCTCATCCAGAACCGATTGGACATGCAATCGTTCATCTATATGTCGAACATGTCTAAGGCTGTGAAGCGCTGCGGTGAGATCTGGTTAAGCATGGCTCGGGACATTTTTGTAGAAGAGGGTCGCAAGCTCAAGGGTATGGAGAAGGATGGAACGCCAGACACCTATGAGCTAATGACTCCGATCATCGACCAAGACACCGGCGAGCTGACGTACAGAAACGATCTGACACGCGCAAGCTTTGACGTAGCGGTAGACGTTGGGCCTACTTCATCCAGCCGTAGAGCTGCCACTGTAAGAAGCGTTACCGGCATGCTCCAGTTAGCGACAGACCCAGAGACTCAAGCGGTCCTAACCTCTTTGGCGATGATGAACATGGAAGGCGAAGGCATTGGTGACATTCGTCAGTTTTTCCGTAAGAAGCTGGTACGCATGGGTGTTGTCGAGCCCAACGAGGCAGAGCAGGAAGAAATGGCAATGGAAGCACAGAACCAGCAGCCCGATCCGAATGCCATGTTCTTACAGGCTAGCGCAATGGAAGCTGAAGCCAAGGCTGTCAAAGCACAGGCGGACGCTGTCAAGGCTCAAGCAGATACTGAGTACCGCATTGCACAGACTGCTGAGACCAAGGCGGACACGCTCAAGACCCTGGCAGAGCTTGAGAACAATGAGCAGCGCCTAGCCTTAGAGACTGCTGAGAAGCTTACACAGACTGTCGATCAAGCGTTTGACGTAGCGACTGAATTACCACAGGGGTAACCAATAGCCAACAAAGATATTACCGAAACAGGAGTACGAAGCGTACTTGAGACGATGGGTATTCCGAGTTCGTTTCAGGGGTTTAAGGAAAACGCCATTGGTCGCGCCGAAGCGGCGGCTACTATCGGTAGTTCGATGGCCGGAACGGTGGCCGGTATGGGTGGCAATGTTTTTGAGCTTATGAGAAGCGGAGACCAAAGAGCCGCGCTTGATCGATATCGACAGATCCAAGATGCCATGACTTATATGCCAAGAACGCAAGGCGGATTAGAGAAAGTTCAGCAAATCGGTGAGTTCTTTGAGCCTATTGGTCAACTGTACGAGCAGTACGGCGAGGCTGTAGGTGAGTCAACTGGAAGCCCGTTAGCTGGAGAATACTTTGAAGAGTTTGTTGACCCACTATTCTTCTTGAGCGGCATTGGCGGTATACCCAAGAGAGCCGGGCGTATTGCCGATGCTGCGACAGATGGTGCTCAGACAGCGGAAGCCCTAACCGAAGGGCTACCTGCCAAACCACCAGAGTTTGTTACACCGCTAGAGCCACAGCCTGCCATGGTTGTCACGCCAGAACAGCAACAGATTATTCTTTCAAAGCCTGAGCGTGGCTTAATCCGGTCATCTGTACCAAGAACAAGTGTTCCAAAAGTGCAAGAGCAGGTAGCAGGGCAAAAGGCTGCTTACCCAAGCACGGATGGATGGGCGCAAGATCGGATGGTCGTTAAAAACGTCAAAGTTAAAAAAGACAAAAAAGGCAATGCAGTATTTGAAGTTGATTATCAAAAAACCCCATATGGATTCGAGAAGCCGCCGCTTGGTGTTGATAAAGTTCAATGGGAGCAGACTATGTCTGACCGAGCAGTGCAGTCGATTCGAGATCTAGCCGAGCGCGTTAAACAAGGCGACCCTGCTGCAAGGGCAATACTTGATCAAGCCAACTGGTATAGATCAATGCGAACCCGGCTACGCGAGGAGTTTGGCGGCATTGGTGATGTATTTGCAGACGTGCTAGGAGCTACATCGGCGAATACCGGCGTTGAGATGAACTGGGATAACGCTATTGAAGTTATGCGCCGTTACTCACGGGGTGAATTCGACAAGCAAATCAATATGTACGAGGATATGCTTGAGCAGGGAATAACAGACCCAAATAAACTTACTGGGTTCCACAAGGACACTAAAAAAGACTTTGAGTTGATCACTAAGGCGTCTGGCGCCCTGTTTGGCATGAACAGCCCGGCCACAACAAAGGCTCTCTTGGATATGTTTAGAGTGGCAGAAGGCGCACCAAAAACACCCAACTTTACGGGCAACCTGATTGGTTACACGAACGCTCCCACAATTGATGTATGGGCCGCTCGATACCTCCGAAGACTGGCCGGTAAGGATAGATTGCCGCCGCCAACTGAGAAGGGCGTTACAGGGTCTCACTTAAAGGGCTCCACTCTTCAAGAGCCTAATGTTGGCGGTGAATTTGGATTTGGCCAGCGTGTTCTAACTGACGCGGCAACGCGGATAAATCAGGAAAACATTATTGGCGAGATCGATCCTGACCTTGCACAAATGAACGGAGACGATGTACAGGCGGTTGCTTGGTTCATTGAGAAAGAGCTGTGGACTGAAAATGGATGGACATCAAAAGCCGGTGAGGGTGGCTCATTTGATTATGAGGCATCTCTAGCAGGCGCCGCTGATCCGACATTAATCAAAGACCTACGCAAAACGGCACGGGCATCATTTGCGCCACCAAACAAGCTTAAACGAGAAACTCAGGATGAATACATCGCTCGAGTAGAAGAGGCTCGCGAAGCGCATATGGCAAAAGCCGCCGAGGCTCAGGCGCAAATAGATGAAATTAAAACGCCCCTTGTTCGTTATGTGCTCGGTGTTAGTGTAGAGCGCCCCGGACAGCGTCCTACTAACGTACAGCAGGCAGAGGTTGCCGCAAGACTAGGGGAGCCGGCAATGGCAGATGAAAGCGTTGTGGCGTTTCAGGTTAACAACACGTATGGGCGGTTCATGCAAGAGGATGAGCGAGCATTCAACGCTGAATTTGTTACTCGGGAAGGCTTCAATCCAGAGGGGGTCACTAGGCGCATGGTGGAGGTCGCAAAAGAAGCTGATCAAGATGCCGCATTTATATCTAAAGTTGTCCCGCAGCGAACAGAGAGCAGCCGACCGGGTGTAGAGATTTATTTTAAAAACCGACAAACCGCAGATTTTGCTAGAGATCTATCTGATAAACTGACAGAATACGGTGTAGATGGGTTTACATTTGTCACCGATGCTCGGGTTGCTGATGCTCCTGCGCGTCAAGCCGGTTTGGCGGATGAAGCTGTTGCGGGTATAAACGGGCTACGGTTCCAGTATATACCCGAGTTTGATGTGGGTGCGGATGCTTGGGCTAAGATGTCGCCAGCCGAGCGAGCCGCAAAGATTGATGAGATGGAAGATCTGTTTGACGATATTGCGGCGGATATTGAGAAAACAGAGCCCGGAATTAGCTCTGCCAATATGATGCATTATGAAACAAACGTAATTGAGAGGGACCAGTACGATGGATTACTTGGAACGCCTGCTACAACGCAGAATCGATAAGGGAGATGGAAGTAGCGCAAGATCGCAATCATTGCGCGATCAGATCGACTCACGCAAGCGAGGACAAAGCGCACAGGAAATGTATATTGTTGGAATGGCTGACAAAAAGCCCTCCAAGTAAGATCATTGCATATTGCAATTGTTTTATAGATAATTAGGTATCAGCGGCATCCGCCCAGCCGCAGACGATGGGTGAGATACAATGAGGTTAGTTATGGCAGATAGTGACGAAGCACTACTTGACGATTTTGACGTTGAAACAGATGTTGAAACAGAAGAGATCGAAGAGGAGTTGGAGCTAGACCCCGAGGCCGAGGCCGAAGATGAAAGCGAAGACGATGAGCTGCTGGTAGTTACGATAGGGGAGGATTCGCCACCCCCTGAAGAGACAACCCCTGCACCCGATTGGGTAAGGGATTTACGCAAGCAGTACCGCGAGGAAAAGAAACGTAGTAAAGAGCTAGAAAAGAAGTTAGAGACTCTGACAAAAGGTGAAGAAAAGAAGGCTGCCACCTTGCCACAGAAACCTACTTTGGAGGCTGCTGACTACGATACCGAGCAGTACGAGAACATGCTAGCGGACTGGTACGAGAAGAAGCGCAAGTATGAGACGGAGCAGCAGGCGGTCCAGCAACGGGAGCAGGAAGCCCAGCAGGAATGGCAAGGCAAGCTAGACTCATACGAGGACGCCAAATCAAAGTTAAAGGTCCGTGACTTCGAGGATGCTGAGGATCTGGTTACTGAACAGTTCACCACTATCCAACAGGGCATGATCTTGGCGGGTGCTGATAACCCGGCACTGGTTGTTTATGCACTTGGGAAGAATCCCAAGAAGGCGGCTGAACTAGCCTCGATACAAGACCCAGTAAAGTTCGCGTTTACACTGGCAAAAATGGAGACGCAGTTGAAAACAAGCAAACGATCTGCACCGCCACCTGAGCGGACAGTAACAGGTACTGGCACTTTAAGTGGAAGTGTGGATAGGACTTTAGATCGTCTGCGCGAAGAAGCAGCGAAGACCGGCGACTTCACAAAGGTCGTTGCGTACAAGCGGCAGAAGCGCGGCTAATTAAATTTTTTAGGAGCACGACATGGCTAACTCATTTAGCAAAGAAGAGCGCGTAGCGTTCGAACAGATCTTGGAAGGTTTCCAAGACGCACTTGTACTTTCACGTAACGTGAACGTATACAACACTGACCAAGCAATGATGGAGCGCACTAACGACACCATTTGGCGTCCAATGCCTTACATCGCTGACTCAATCGATGCCGCTGCCGGCACAGACATTAGTGCAAGTTTCAAAGACTTCACTCAATTGGCTGTACCTGCAACTATCGGCTTCAACAAGGCTGTACCTTTCTCACTGAACGCGAAAGAGCTTCGTGACCAGTTACAAGAAGGCCGTCTTGGCGAAGCAGCTAAGCAGAAGCTTGCATCTGACATTAACGTAGCCGTCATGAACGTAGCCGCCAACCAGGGTACTTTGGTTGTTGCACGTACTGGCGCCGCGTCTGGTTTCGATGACGTTGCTGAGTGTGAAGCGATCATGAACGAGCAAGGCGTAATGGACGATGCCCGTTACCTCGCTCTGTCAACTCGCGATTACAACGGCATGGCAAGCAACTTGGCAGCACGTCAGACTCTGACTGGCAAGCCTTTGACTGCATACGAGAAAGCATTTGTTGGCGAAGTAGCGTCTTTCGAGACTTACAAGCTTGACTACGCCAACCGTATCGTTGCCAACGCTGCGACAGTAACCATTGATACTGACGGTGCTAACATTGACTACGTACCTGCTGCTACTTCAACTTCGGTTGGTGGCCAGATCAACGTAGACAACCGTTACCAGACTGTCATTGTATCGACTACTACTGGCGTTACTGCTGGCGATGCGTTCACAATTGCTGGTATCAATGCGGTTCACCACATCACCAAGCAGGACACAGGACAGCCTAAGACCTTCCGTGTATTGTCTGTTGATAGTGCAACCACAATGACTATCTCACCTCCAATCATCTCTGCCTCAAGCACTCCAACTGACGCAGAAGAGCAGTACCAGAACTGTAAAGCTATCAGTGTATCTAACACTGCTGCGATCACGTTCTTGAACGTCACTGCTGCTTCAGTTAACTGTTTCTGGCACCGTGATGCGATTGAGTTGTTGCCCGGTCGTTACTCAGTACCCGGAGATGCCGATGTTGACGTAATGCGAGCAGCTACCGATCAGGGTATCGAGCTTGTCATGACCAAGCAGTACGACATTAACACTATGAAGACTAAGTATCGTCTTGATACTCTCTTCGGTGTGTCAATGGTAAACCCCGAAATGGCAGGCATCCTGCTCTTCGGTCAGTCGTAAGACTACAGGGGGTCTTCGGGCCCCCTTATTTTTCGAGGGTAGGTAATGAAGCCGCGCCAAGGAAAAGCCAAAGTAAAAGTCACCGCTGATGGCAAGAAAGTATCCTACGGTCAGAAAGGCGCCAGTGTTAAGCCCGGCACAAGCAAGGGCGATTCCTACTGCGCTCGATCTGCCGGTCAAATGAAGTCACATCCGAAAGCTGCAAAAGACCCAAACTCCCCGCTACGATTATCACGTAAGCGCTGGAAGTGTTCGGGCACCAAATCAAGGAGATCGTAATGCCAGGCTGTAAGAAGAAGGGCAAGAAACGTGCCAAGTAAAGGACTATACGCAAATATCCATGCAAAACGTAAGCGCATTAAGGCTGGCTCTGATGAGAAGATGAGAAAGCCGGGCACTAAAGGTGCGCCTTCTGCCAAAGCTTTCAATCGGTCGGCCAAGACTGCGAGG